CCGCTACCATGCTTGAACATGGTCCCGGACAAGGGCTTCATGCCGGGAGGTGCCAACGACCCGGTCAATTGTAGGCACGCCTCGTCGTCCGTGATCAGGCCGAGACTCAACTGCTCCAGGACCATCATCTGCTTAGTCTGCTTGAATGCCAACAGCTCGTTATCAGGACGCAGGTCGATTGGCTCGAACACGAACTCGACCACCACGTCATAACCGTAAAGTCTTGCCGACAGCGTCAGCACGCGACTCCAGAACTCCTCAACAGGCCCCTTGATCGCCCCAGTGCAGGAGCGCATGAACAGCATGATTTCGCTAGAAGCGATATTGTTCGACCCGGATGCAAAGCCCAACACTGTGCCATTGGTCTTGCTACCTGTGCTGAGGCGGGCGTTGGCCATGTCCTGGAGTACCGTGTACTCCGCAGACAGTCCGGCGTTGCTCGCATTCTCTACCTCGAATTCCAGCGAATCGAGATAGACCAGGGCCTCTTCCGGGGCGAGGGAGTTGACCTTGTCCTCAATGGAAGCTATGATTTCGTTGAGTTCTTTTACCGCCTGCGCGTTGTCGACCTGTGCCTCGGGGCTCAGAAACTTCCTGACCTGCTCCTCAGAGATGCGGACCTTCTGGCGCGGATGGATCACCTTGCTGACAATTCGCGTGATATCGTTCGCGAACTGCTCCGAATAGATGACCGGCTTGATCGAGCTTTCAATCGGGCTCGCGCTGTATGGCTCAAGCAGGTCCTGGTCCAGCGAGATGTAAATGAACGTCGGATAGTCCAACTTGATCTTCGAGTCGCCGATGTACTGCCATGGAATCAGGGTCTTGTCCTTGTCGGCGACGAACTTGATCTGTGTAGTGCTGATTAGCTGGACTCGTTTCGGGAACCTGTCCTTGCCAAGCACCACCTCACCACCACAACTGCCGTACATCATCAGCTCTCTTGCCACGGATTCGCTCGTGGCCCTGACTGATTGCGGCCCCGTGAAGCCGTCCGTGGCGTAGTCCGGGAGCAGGTTGAAGCGCGTGAGCAGTTGCTGCACCAGCATGGTTGCTTCACGGTTGAAGGTATTGTCCGGGTTCTTGGCCACCGACGTGTATTTCTGCGGCAGACCAAGGCGGACATAGGCCCAGACTGCCGCCGAGAGGTCCGGGGATGCGGCAACGAAGTCGCGAATGATCGCCCACGTATTGGCTCCGTTGCGCAGCGTGGTCGTGTCCACGCTAGCCAGCCTACGATCGGCCTGCGGCAGGACGCTATCGGACGTTTTCGTGGTCTTCAGGTAGCTCGGAAAGGTCAACATGCCGGGCTTCACCTTTGGAAGGGCGACAGGCGCTATCTGCGTTGCCGCAAAGAAGTCTACCAGTGATTCCGTGCTGTCGAACATTGCATACAACCCCGCATTGTGTCCAGGCGGCGATAATGCGCAAACACCCGTGATTTCAAGCATTCTACGCTATCAGAATGCAGACAGCAATAGCGATAAGCTATTTCTACACATATTACACAGTGTCACCACCAGTTTTAGCAAATGTTACACACTGATTGCCAGGCGCTATCCAAATCGAAACCACAGTGGCACTGCGTAGGCACAGCAGTTACCGTAGCGTGACTGCGGATGAGACCAGTGTGGCACACCCTGATCACGTCAGCCTACCAAGCTCAGGGCGCAGCAACACCCTGAAGCTGGACACTAGCGGGAGCATACCGCCACCTTCTCCCGTTGTCGTCCCAATTATGAACTTGGCCAAATAAGCGAACTGCAGGGCGAACCAGAAATGGTCATTCCCATCTTCAGACTTGACCCACTTGAACTCCATGGCCTGCATTCTCAGGTTCCAGTCACGCATCCTGCGCATGTCCGTGCAATGCTCCACGAAGTCATCATCCAACGGGCATGATACCTTTGAGAAGTCCCCAGAGCGCACGAAATCCATCAGCGAGTCGAACGCCCTGTCCCTTGCCACGTTCAACTGCCTTTGTGTCCCCTTCTCGACATTTTCCTCATCCGGCTTCTCCCTGATGGTATAGAGATGGACCCCTTTCGATTGCGTGTACACGCACGCCCACAGGTTCTGGTCTTGCGCTTGCAGGCCCAGGACTAGGTCCGTGTAAGGGAGTGAGTCAATCACCGATGAGCGTACCCGGAACTCGGCCCGCAACTGATGGTAGCGTGTCCTCAGATTGCCCAGGGATACTGTCTCGATACGAACAACTTGCATGGCCCCATCAAAGAAGCACTTGGCCACGACAATGTGACAGGTCTTGCCCAGGTCCACGCCCATGACGTGAAATCCAGATCCTTCAAACTTGTTGGGAATGATCGTGCCACGGACCTCGTCCGGTGACAGGATACTCTCCCGCGAGAAGAACGGCAGGCCAAGGTTGAAGTTCACGAACTCGGCCACGTTCGTGTAGGCTGTACTGGCCTCGATTAAGTAGCTTGGGGTGATGATGTTCGGGGCATCAAACGGACTGACCTGGAAACCTTCCGCGATGTGGTTGTCGTCCGGGTTTTCGCACACCCATTCGCGATGTGCAGGTCCTAGATTTGGCTTCTTCCCGCAGTGCGGACACGCCACATACGCGTCCTCGTACTGGAGCGTGTGCAGGGTCTTCTTGTTGATGTCCATGAGTTCCCCTCTATAATGGGGAATTCTCACGTGCTCATAGTAATGTGGTATGAAGCGATGCCCACAATGGTCGCACTTGACGAAATTGAAATGCCTCCTCGACCTTTGAAACTCGTGATCAATGCCCTTACCCGGAAGAGTCGGCGTAGACAGCTTCAGCTTCATTTTGTAGGCTGAATGCGTCAGGCGCGATTGGTACTGGCTGATAACAAACGGGTCACTGAAGTCCAGTTCATCATGAATCAGAAAATCGGCCGGAATACTGATCGGGGCGTTACTCGACGCCGCCCCCTTCAAATATAGGAAGGAGGTGTCGAATTGCTTGACCTCAATTGAGTCCGTGCCCGTGATCTGCGCGCTTAGATATGGTGACTCATTGATTACCGGATTGACCCTGGTCTTTGCCAAAATGCTGGCAAGTGCTGCGGTGGGGAGTGTGTAGATCGTGGTGAAATTTTTAATCATCCCGCAAAGTGCCAACGCCTTGCGCACAGCTATTTCCGAAATGCCGGCCTGGCTGCATTTTCTGACCACTGTCTCCCTAGCGGTACTATCCAGAATCCTTGTTTGATACTCGTGATGCTTGTACGAGTAGTGCCGTCCCGCTAGAAAGGTGTTTTCCGTAATCCAACGCGAAACCTCGTCCAAGGCCGTGGCCTGAGACGCTCCCGCCCTCAGCCTGATTAGGTGGTTCTTGAATATTGTTTGTTGTTTTTCTGTGATCATCGTTAGTTGCTAGAGGTTAGTTCATCAAGCCTGCCTTTTTGGCCCGACGCTCGTACTCCTCAAAGAACTCGTCCTTCAACTCCTTTGGTAACCCCTTGATGGTGTCGATCAGGGCCTGCTCCATGATCTTCAACGTCTGCTGCATTCGCAGGTCTTCTTGCAGTTTCACCAGTTGCCCGAGTGTGTTGACGACCGAATTGGCCACCTGCGCCTTCTGGTTCGGAGAAGTTTCATCGTCATCGATGCAGTCATCCATCAGCGACTTGGTCTTCTCGTACTGCTGCATCAGCTCATCTTCCAGGTCCAGGTCCTTGACCCTCTGCGATGGAAGCAAGCTGTCGACCATGCTCTTGAGCCTGCGCAGGTCCTTTTTCGGCAGGTTGCTCAGGACCCCTTCCAGGTCCTGTGGCAATTCGGTGGGCTTGTTCAGCGCCCGCATCTTGGATTCGTCAATCATTCCGTCCACTCCTCGATTTCCACAGTGAGTGATCCCGATTGATCAGGTCCCACGTCCTGTACTTAACTGCTTCCCGTTTCTTGTGCAACTGCTCAGTCTCGGTCTTGTTGCAGACCATGATGATGAGGTTCAAACCTGCACTCCCACCAACGCACGAACTCTCTCTTCACGCTGACACAGTACGTCTCTGGCAACAAACATCTTAACTGCACACCTATTGGCCAAAACCCTAAGCCTTGACAACATTGCTGGCCATGTAGGATTCAGTTCCCAGTCCCCGAACAGGTACACGACCAGGTCCTCTTCCAGTAACTGGTACGGGTAGTTGACCGGCTCCACCAGCGTAGTGCCAACAAAAAAACGGCTCTTCTCTGTCGTATATTTGTGAGTAGGCTACTTTTCTCATAACCTAATAACCCCCCGCTTCCTATCAAGCATCGCCAAAAGCAGGTCTGCCAGTGCAAGCTGGTGTTTCGATGACATCCCCTGCACCTGCTCAAGCGTCAAACCCAATGGGCGCAGGTCACTCGTGAACAACTGTGCCAAAATCTCGACATCAGCACCTCTCGAATCCGCTATTTCCTCAAGCAAGGCTTCTCCAAGCAAATAGCCCGCCAGCATGCGTTTCAAAGGTACAGAACGCCAATTTTCTGGTGTTTTTTGGTACTTTGGTGATTTATTGACGAATAATTGGTTTGCCCTGCCAAATTGCAGCCATTTTTCAGCAAATTTTGGCAAATCACACTCAATTTCCTCGGCATAAGCCTCCCTATAGACAACCGGCCACACGGCCAAATCACTCATTTTCAGGTTAGAAATCTCGCTGATTGCTCGAAATATCGTGCGCTCGGACAGCTTGTAGTCATAGGCCGCGTCGTGGACCGTGAATTTTCCCGAAATGCAGGCAATGGCAATCTCTCTCGACCTGCTCTTGCGCGCAGGCAGGGTCGATTCTGGCCGCGTGCGCTTCATATAGCCAGGTGCGTAGCCGTATTTCCTGCGAATGCCGTGCATTGTGGACTTTGCCACGTTCAAGCGCCTGCACGCCTCATTGAGATTGATGCGCTTCTGATCCAATTGCTCCAACGTCGTGTACAGTGTCGGTAACTCGTCCCCCCAATGAGTCATGATCAGCTTCAGGGAAATTTTTGACTGTCCAGTGATGGTCATAGCTTCCGCAAGCGTGATCTCACCCCTGAAGACGCGCATGAGCGTCTTCAAAGTCGTTCGCGATTTCAGGGACAGCCGTACTTCATTGCTCTTGTCTGATCCCGTTAGCGGTAGTAGGTCCCTGGGGTCTACGTCGTAGAAGTTCGCGACCTTGATGATGTCGTTTCCAGGAATCCTGTTGACCTTGATCCATCGATAGATCGCGTTCGTGGTCAACTTCAGGTGCCTTGCCAAGTCCGTTACTGACGTGACTAGCGAGCGTACCGAGTCTAGATTGGGCTGGCGGGCGTCCTGCTTGGCATCTGGTCTTTCTTCTGCAGGCAGTAACGCAAGTGTTATAGTTTCCTCATGTCGTTGCATGGCACTTCTCTGAGAATGTGTCTTGTCTTGTCTTTTCAGTGTAGCACCATGCAGTTTGGGTTGTCAATTGTGCGCGGTGTGTTCGGCCTTGTGTTTGTTTCTAGGGGCTGTCCGTGTGCATCCAAACCTATGTCCGTTCCCGGTTCAGCGCCCAATCTTGTTCTTCAGGCCCCTTGTGTACTGCCTTGGCGGTGGGTCATCCTCATCTCCCGCTAGTGCAGTTTGGTGTAAGGTGTCTTCTTCCATTAGCCTTTGCCTACGCAGGCGCAGGACTTCGTCCTGGGTCAGGACTCTGTTCTGTCTTTGTTGTATGCCATCTTGTGTTTCTGCTATGGCGCTTATTCGTGCCATCAGTGTTTGGGCATTAGCCAGCAAATCTCTCAGGGTTGTTCTAAAGACTTCCTCCAGCGGCACTCCCGATCTTTTTGATAGATCTTTCAAGGCTTCTTCCTGCTCTCTTGGTATGTCGAATGACATTGCCGTCATCGGGCTAGTTCGACCAACTGGCAATCTCACTTCACCATCTAGCGTTCTCCCTATACCGTACCGCACTAGATCTGACAGCGTCTTCCCGCTCTTTTCCGATAGGTTCTGCAGTGCTTCGAAGTCGCTCTGTTGTATCCGAAATTTCATGGTTGCCTCCGTGACGTAGTAGGGTGCTCAGTTTAGTCCTCGGTTGTTTGGTTGTCAATAATTCGGGGTGTGTGTAGGTTAAAATTTCAAAATGCGTGCGCGATTTTTTGGGGAGGTGGACAACCCTCTAACCAGCTGATCGGCGCAAAAAGCTATGCCGTCTAGCGGTCGCGG